ACTCGAAAAATCATTAACAAGGTGTTTTGGCAAGAGGTCAAGCAATCCCTTGTAGAAAAGACCGGTTTGACATCAGCTGATGCCGTGAAGGTGTATATACCTGTTGACAATGCTCCTGAAGGGCTTAAGTTTACCACTGGCAAAGACCTGATTATTAAAGGCATAGTTACTACCGAGATCGATAATACATCTCAGCAGACTATATCAGCATCCTTGGCGGCTCTTAAAACTGCTTATGAGGTTTATACTGTCACGGTAGCGGATGATAAGCTTTATGGCAGTCCTGTAATGCAGCATTATCTAATATCCTGTAAGTAGGTGATTGGATGCAGTTTAACGGACATTTTAAGATAAAGGCTACGGATATCCTACTTAAAGAAAGAGGCTTGCAGGATATGGGCCATGTGCAGAAATTTATTGACCAGGAATGCATTAGGCTGATGGCTCCATATACGCCATATCGTCAGGGCATCTTGGAAAAGTCGGCTACACTTGGCACAAAAATTGGCAGCGGAGAAATTAATCAGATAGCTCCTTATGCAAGGTACCAGTATTACGGCAAGCTAATGGTATCGGCCATAACCGGTAGTGCATGGGCCCGAATGGGCGAAAAGAAAGTGCTGACTGATAAAGACTTGGAATATGATAAGTCGGCGCATCCTTTGGCCGGAAAGATGTGGTTTGAGAGGATGAAAGCAGACCATAAGGAAGAAATCCTCGAAGGGGCCAGAAAGGTGGCAGGTGCGAAATGAACATTATTGAAGTGGTAAAGCAAATATTGACTGATTGCCCATTGGTACAGGACTTGTCCGGCAGTATAAACATTGATTATACCGAAGATAGCCCGGTAAGTTTTGGGCTTTATCCGACGGGTGACCAGCTTACAAAAGAAAATATCCTGGGCAACCAGGACAGGAGACACAATTTCGTGCTGTATGCAGTATTTCAGTCGTTTACGGATTACGACAGACTTGCAAACAGCACCTTTTTACTTAATCTGGCCTACTATCTTGAAAAAGCAGTAACAGGCCAGGAAATAGAAGTAACTATCAATAATGAAACTGTGTCAGGTAAGTTGACCAAGCTCAGTAGTGCCAATGGCATGCTGTACGGATACCAGGATAACACATTATCAGGTCCAGTCACTTACCAGATACAGATTTACGCTCAGTATCATGTAGAAAGTGAGGTATTGCTATAATGGCAGGAGAAATTACAGGAAAGATAGCTCGAAAATGGATGGCACATTACATTGATGCATCCACAACGGGCACAGCATCCTATGTAAGGCTCGGAAGCGATCTGGAAGAGTACACAGTTGAAATGAATGCTAATGTGGAAACCAAGCCTAATATACTCGGTGAAAACACGACCAGTATTAATGGATATGAACCACAGGCATCCGTTGAGCCATACTATGCGACTATTGGAGACGCACTCTTTACCAGGTTGCAGAAAGTTGTAGATGACCGCCTGACACTAGATGACCTTAAGACTACGGTTATCGAAGTACATCTCTGGGAAGAAGATGCAGAGGCACCCGGATCATTTGTTGCATACAAGGAAGATGCAATTATTGAGGTTGTATCTTATGGTGGTGACACAACAGGCTATCAGATACCGTTTAATCTGCATCATGTAGGCAATAGAGTAAAAGGTTTGTTTGCAGTAGCAACCAAGACCTTTACACCGGATGCTTAATAATCAATAAGTATTAATTAGATGGGCTGGCGGTCTACCTCCTGCCGCCGCCCATATTAAGGAGGGATATTATGCAAAGCTTACGCTTTGATGATGGTTATAAGGAGTTTATGATTAATGATGATCCAAACAGGATTATTAGGTTTAATCCTGCAGATTACGGAATAATAGAGAGATTTAACAAGGCCAGAAAAGATATATTGGCCGAAGTTGAGAAAGTCCAGAATGATTTTGATTTAAAAGCTGACGGCTCACCCGATGTTCGAGAGGATGAGTTAGAACAGGCTGCAGAAGTAGTAGGAACAATTAGAAAGCTTATTTGTGACAAGATTGATTATATTTTTGGCAGTCCTGTATCTGATGTTGTGTTTGGCACACAATCTCCCTTGTCTAGCGTTAAAGGAGTGCCGCTTTTTGAGAGATTTATACAAGCAGCACAGCCCATAATTGAGGCAGAGGTCAGAAAAGAGCAGGAAGCAGCCCTAAAAAGGGTTGAAAAATACACCAAGCAGGTGAAGTAATATGATTGGTAGATTACCAAAAGAATTAAACATAAATGGAACAGATAGAGCTATCCGGAGTGATTTCCGGGTGGCTCTTTTGATATTCGAGGCTTTTAATGATCCGGAGCTGTCAGACCAGGAAAAAGCAATTGTAATGCTAGACTGCTTATATGAAGACCTTGACAGTATACCGGTCGAAGATTACCAAGCCGCCCATGAACAGGCAGTATGGTTTTTAGATGGCGGTGGTAGCACTGAGGATAATTCTAAACAACAAGCGAAAAAGGTACTTGACTGGCAACAGGATGAAAAGATAATTTTCTCTGCCGTGAATAAGGTTGCTGGCTTTGAGACCAGGGCAGTTGATTACATGCACTGGTGGACTTTTTTGGGATACTTTAACGAAATCGGAGAAGGATTACTAACCACAGTAATTAACATCCGACAAAAGAAAAATAAAGGAAAAAAACTAGAAAAATATGAGCAGGAGTTTTACAGGGAGAATAAGTCCCTGATTGACATAAAAACACGTTACAGCGAAGAAGAACAGGCGCAGAAAGACTACTTAAATAAACTCCTTAATGGGGAGGTGAAGATAGATGGCTGATGGCAGCTTGAAGTTTGATACCAAGATAGATACAGAAGGATTTGAAAAGGATGTTAATACCGTAAAAAGCATGATGCAAAAGGCTGCTATGTCTATTAGCAGAGCTGGTAATCAAACCGCAGGCGCATTTACCGGGGCAGAGTCAGGCATTAAATCTTTAATAGCAGAAATTGATCGCTATAAGGATGGCTTATACTACCTGGAGAAGGAGGGCTTTTATTTTGGTGATAGAGAGTATGATGAGGCCTATGCAAAATTAATAAGGCTTGAAGGCCAGCTTAATATGTACAAAAAGTCTCTAGCCGGTGCTGATGGACAGCAGAAAAAAGCAGCTAACAGTGCTAAGAAGCTTGGTAAGGAAGTAGATAAGACAAGTAAAAAGACCAGTCGTCTTAGTAAAACACTAAGGTTATTAGAAATGTCTTTACTGTTTTCTTTTGCTTTTAGGGCTTTGAACGCTTCTATGAAAGCCATAGCCGAGGGCTTTCAAAACTTAGCCCAGTATAGTACACAGACTAATAAAGACTTATCTGTTCTGCAGACATCCCTGCAGACACTAAAAAATAGTCTTGCAACGGCTTTT